ACACTTAGCCTACGATGATTATCAACAGGTGCGCAGCAGTGTAGAAAGCAGCGTAGGCTTCCTTGATACCCCCTATGTACGTTTCGAGGGTACTGAATACGAACAAGAAACGTTCTTTGTTGAAGACCCTAACTATAATGTGATAGAGATCAAAAGCATGGTGCGCGATGCCTAACAGGGACGAGTTCCGCACATACATCAGCGAACATGCTGACGAAGTAGGATTTCAAATGCCCAAGCACATATCGGACTATCTCATAGACCTATGCACGGATAGACTGGACAAGCCAGAGCTTATACCCGAACCCAGCTTTGGTGAACGTTGGCTTAACCTACAAGAACTAGATAGGGCTCACCTATTTCAAGAGTATGCCGACCAATGCCTGTTCTTTGTGTCCTTGATGCCCGAGTATGGTAAACGCAGAGGCCTGGACATAGAATACTATGCGTCACTGGGCATAAGCAGTTACTACACCGTGGGTGACAAAATACATGACAGCAAATATGTACAGTTGGGCAACTGGTTCTACCACTTACAAAAGTTTCTAAACAGTGCGATCAGACCAAAGCAAAGACTAATACTTTTAGATAAATATTTGTAAGAGGAAAGCACAATCATGTTAAGTAAACAATGTAAGTTACATTTGAAAGAAGTAGGAGAAACTGGACCACAGCATATGGTTAAGGCTCTTAAAGTTGCAGTTAAGCTGCAATTGTTGGTACCTGCACTAGTAGTACACAGTGTTGCACCACGCTTCTTTAGCAAAACAGCAACAAAGATAATGACTGACATACTGGAGAACAGATGATTGAACAATTAGAAATGTTAGCTGAAAGTGGACCTAAGTGGGCTAAGGAAAGAGCAAGTATGGCCTGTCAAATCTATGAACAGTATCAAGGCGGTGGACTAGAAGAATTTGAATACCAAGACATCATGTTGCGTCTTATTGAAGAACCTAAGATAGATACAGACGCAGGCGACGACTTAGATACTAAAGCACTTTTAATCACAGCAGTACACCAGGTAGGGAACATAGTATGAAAATTTCAGAAGTAATGGATGCAGTATATGTAGAAGAGCCGGCAAGTAGAGCTCTATGTAAGTCTGGTAAGCCGGACAGTGCGTTAGGTGCCAGCCAACTAGCATCATGTAAATCACAAGGCTACCGTTCACGTGATGGCGAAAAGAGTCACAAGGTAGGATCAGAAAGAGTAAAAGTACGAGGTAAAAAGATTAAGGGCAAAAAGTATGGCGGCCCATTACCAGATTGGTCTTAACACATGTCTGTTAAACCGATAAATGGTAGTCTTCTTGTTGCTCCTCCAGGAATGGTAGACAGTCGCTTCAGTCGTACATCATTACTAGTAACACATCATAATCAAACTAGCTCTTGGGCTTTGTGCATCAATAGAATGACTCCGCACAACCTAGAAAGCCTAGCAAAAGAAATAAGCATTTCAAATGTAAACAACCTTAGGTTTCCTTTGTATTGGGGAGGCCCTGTACAGAAAGGCAGTGTATGGATGTTACATACTCCAGAGTGGGAGAATGAACACACCATGTATGTTAATGACCAATGGCGTGTAACATCAAACGAAAGCATGTTTCATTGCCTATCAGATGGCGATGCTCCACAATGGTTTAGAATATGCTACGGGCTATGTCAATGGGGACCTGGACAGTTAGAAACAGAACTAGCAGGTAAGCCACCCTTTGTTAAGAGTAGTTCTTGGCTAGTTGCTAATGATACTACACCCGAACAGTTGTTTAATCAAGACCCTAATGAACTGTGGGAATACAGTGTTAAGACAGCAGGCCGTCAATCAGTTGATGCTTGGTTGGCTTAGTTATCGACGTATTCAACATCATCTATATCCCAAATATCGTCAAAACTACAACGGAAAGTCTTACGACTCTTTTCGTCATATAGTTCTACCTGTTTAGATTCTAGATCACGCACTTGAATAATACCAAAGCTCTCATAGACTCCTGGGCCTGCCAATGGTGTGTCAGATAGACCTGGAGGCCTACCAAATGTGTCAAGCATAGTTGTTACCTTAAACATACACCCGTAACTCTTGCCGGCTTCAATATCTTCAATCTTGTACATGTTCCATCTCCATTGGTTGATAGCCTGTTGCTACTTGCATTTTTTTAATTATAACTTTAACTTGATCACTGGTTAAGTATCCTTTTACAGTATCTCCAGGATTAGTTATACCAGGCATCTCAGTCATGATACCTTCTTTAAATACCCCTATTTCAAACATTCCTTTGTTGCCACCATAGGAATGCTGACCTTTTACAATGCTGAGTTCATAGTCACCAAACGCTAGTCTAGCCTGTATGCCTCCGTGGTAAAGTGTTTCAAATTTATACTCATCAGTTATCATCTTCTTCCTCCACGCATAAACGTTCCATAGTCTTATAGTGTTCATATGCTTTTTGTAATGCTTCGTACTTTTCCAACTTTGTAGGGTCTGGTACTAAGATGTTTAGCCTTTCTTCAATAGCTTCTAGCCGTTTGCGCATAGCACTACCGACTTCATGATCCGCAGTATAAGTTGTATTGTAACCGAACTCAGTGCCTGTGTCGTTATAGTCACCGATATCTATAGTAAATGTTCCTGTTGCACCAGTACCTGTGTAGGCAATATCTTCTGATGGACTAATTGTGTATTCGTCACCCATATGATCCCTCATTTTTTCCCTTTCGTAGCACGTTTAGCTCTCGCTTTGATTTGTGCTGGTGTTTGGCCGCCTGGACTAAGTTTGTCTATGCGACATGCAAATAAATGTTTCTTACCACTGTTTGATATTAACACAGGTTGTCCATGTTCGTCAACCTGAATATCAACAATCTTTATAGGGACATTCTTAAAACGCCCAACCATTGCAGTGTCACCTACGTTTATATCTACAGTAAACTTCTTCATATGATCGTGCCAAACTGCTCAGTTGTTTCGTCTCCAAGGAACCAGTTACTATCCACAGGGCCGCAACATAATGTGTGCTTGAGATAAAGGTTGTAGTCTGTTTGCTTACTAACCTCAGCCATACCTAAATGTTTTTCACTTATAATACAGATACCATAATCGAAACCACAATAAACAATGTTATTAAGACTATATTTTTTCATGTAATCAACAAGGTCTTCTTGTGTCTGCATGTTTTTATATTGAGATAGGTGACTAATACAGTTTAAATGATCAGGAACTACTTTAGCCTTGTGCTTCATGGGTCTAAGATAGTATTCTATCTTCTGCGCCAATCGAATTGCTTCAGCAGCTCTCCAAGGATAGAGTTTTTCTTGTTCCCAACCCATAGACTGACAAGGATGCATTACTAACCATAATGCCTTGTCCTGAAGTAATTTCGATTCAATTTTATTCATTAGTGCAACATACGTGACTTTGTTTCGTGTTCATCTAAGAACGGCTTCACTTTGTCCGCAGTGTTCACAAGATTATCTACGACCTTTTCAAAGTCTCTATCATCTAGTCCAGTTTTATATAACCTAAGTGCGATAGACATTAGTACTGCTGCCACACCCATTATATCTTGTTGTGCGTCACATTCTTTTGCCGCTTCTGCAAACACTAAGTTATAAAACTTTCCCATATCTTCTTCGTTCATATTATCCCTCGTTTTCTAAATCCCATATTACTATATTAGATCTTCTCGCCTGCCTTGAAGCCTCTAAATCTGAGAAACCTCGGAAACCTAAGCGAGTAAGTACCATCTTGATTTTGTGTAACAGCATCTGCACGTACCTCTACAATTTGCCCAGGGATAGTATCTTTACTAACCCAAAACTCATCGCGATTAATATCAGTAAAACCGCTACCGACATTAACATTAATTTGCTTTCCGTCATCAAGTCCTTCACAAATGAAAGCACCAAGTTTACCTTCGTTTCTTCCTGTTCCTTCTTCGACATCTTTAACCTCCAGTGATACTTCAATGAAAGGTTTCATCTTCAACCATGAATGTGATCGCTTACATTGATAAACAGCATCAACATCTTTGATCATGATACCTTCATAACCTGCTTCAACTGCTTTTTTATTATAGTCTTTGAACATTGTATCTCCAACCATAGTACCTAGTTCTACTTCTTCTTGTGGTACTAAATCACAAAAACATTGTTCAAATATCTTTTCAAAGGTTTTAAGCATATTACTTCTACGTCTTTGTCCTTGTATGCTTTCACCTTTCTTAAATTCTACTAACGGAATAATGTCAAACACTGCAAGTCTTGCATCTTGTGCTTTCACATCACTCTTTCGATGTACCTGTTTCATTAAGTCTTGGAAACTGTTAGAAACAACTTCGCCATCAATTACATATGAACGGCCAATCTCTTCCATAAAGCCATGCAATGCTTCTGTGATGTGTGCAAAGTTTTCTAATACTTTACCGTTACGTGTGTATTGTGTAACTGACTTTGCTTCGTAGTCTACAATAGTAACACAACGTACACCATCTAACTTAGGCTCAAGCAGTTTCTTACCAACTAACTTTTTCTCATGATTGGCACTATCATGTGCTAACATACATTCGAACACAGGAATTTTATATTGTGGAAACTTCTTAGCGACTTTGTTTACAGTCTTTTCACTTACACCACAACGCAAGTCTTTAATAAGAATACGTCTATAAAACTTATTCCATTGTTCAGCAGTTGCTACTTCACTTGCAAGTTTGATTGCATCTTGTGCGGCATTACCTGTAAGTTTACGTTTATATAGTGCATCAGCAAGTTCTAAGAACTTATCCCATGCTAGTCCTTGTCCGTTCCACTCAGGATCTACTTCAGGAACTTGCTTCACACCAAATGTGTAAAGTTTATCAAGTGCCATACGGCAACCAGCAAAGAACTCATCTAGTCCTTCTTCCATTGCTTCTAATATTACTTGCTCTTTTGCTAGACGTGAATTGTCTGCTTCAAGTTTGTCTATAATTACTTCAGGTTGTGTTCTCATAAATGCCTCTCTTTTGCCTAATTGTTATACTTATTATAGCGTATTATCCTTCATTTGTCAACTCATTTATTACATTTTCTATGTTATGCACGTTGATTTCTTGTCCAATTTTGTACACATGAAAATGGTAATCTTCAATTGTTTCTGCAATCTTATTTAATATCGTTTCCTCTGGCTCTGCTATCCATTCTGAGTAGCCTCTACCTTCTAGCATAATAGCATATCCAAAAGTATCTTTGAGTACGCTCTCTAGTTTGCTAATTGGATTTGCTTTACCATACCATAAGTGATTAAACGTAGCATAATGACTACGAGCAGAATAACTGTTCTGGTAAACACCTAATCTAGCCTTAGCACTATTCATGCTAGTGATTCCAATCTTACAATCACCACTACCTAGAGGGTCTTTCATTAAGTATAAGAACTTCATGCTACCACCTACACTGTGCTGTTGGAAGTGTGATACGTCCAATCTTATCGTTATATAGATTTACAATAGCATCATACACACGCCACTGATCATGGTCTCTTGGATTAGTAAATCCTTTGGTGTGGAGAGCATTCTCATAGTTGTCCTTCAGTCCTAGTTGTACTGATGTAGGATCTCCCCAAGTTTTAATAAACAGTTTGCCTAGTTCATCATCAAAGGCTTGATCAATAGCAAAGCCTTCAACTTCAGCCATCTTATATAATAATGCCATAGGCCTCCATATCTCTAACTCGGCTGCTGCCTTAGTCCAGTGTGTGTTATGAAATTGTAATGCACGTTTAAAGTATTTGCCTACAACCCCATAATCATCTGACATCTCAAATATAGTCTGTCCACTTTTGATCTGACTAAATGCATTTGGTGTGTTAGCATTACGTTTAGGACTAAACCCTGTAGCAGTTAAAATGTTATTCATCTGTACAGTTGCACTATCTTTTGTTTCTAATAATATCATAAACTCATCGTAGGCATGAAGTTTACGTTTGTTACGACTATTAATACGTATCATGTTTTGTCCTGCTAACCAAACAGCATACTCTACCTTGTCAGTAAAGCCTGCGTCTTTTACTGTTTCGTCAGTAATCATATCTGTATCAATATACCACATAGGGTATGTAGTATACTTTTGTCTAAACATCTCTTGTGATGTATGGTGCCCGTCCCATAACATATACATACCGTCTACTAATATAGCAGTTGGCAACAGCACCGCAGTGTGTTCGTAGTCTTGTTCAATTTTATACATATGGTTGGGTGCAACATCTCGTTGGAACCTTGGCCACAAATACATATCCTCCCAATCAATCCAACCAAACTTTACAATACCTTCTTTAGGATCGTATGGGTCTTGGACATCAGGCTTCTTGTCAGGACCAAGCACAACATCAATTGCTTCTGCAATATCATTAAGAGGAATAATGCCACGGTCGTAGTTGTCAGACATGGTACGCAAATCAATTGCGTCATCTTTCATTTCAAATGGAATTTTAAATTTTGCCAGATACTTGTTGATCTCCGTCTGGCGATTGTACGGAACTTTCTTCATGCTCTTAACTCCTTATAACATGTGCAACGAATTGCTAGTGTTAGTTTGTGCCTGGGTGCGTAACGAATTACTGGCCCACAGCGTTAATTTATACTTACATATTACACTCACGATTACCACTTGTCAACCCCTAAGGGCAATAATTATATGTATGAAGATACTAATCATTGGTGCAGCAGGCTTTTTTGGAAGAAACTTAGCGTATGCTTATAAAGACTTACATGATATTAGTTGTATTGACCTACCTCTAGATCTTTTTGGAGATAAAAAAGACTTCTATGACGAGTTCGATGTAGCAGGGATAGATATTCAAGAGGACCTATGGCAAGTTAAACAACGTATGATGGACTGTGATGTTGTTATCCATTTGGCTAACAAGACTAGAATAAGTCCTAGTTGGCAAGAGTACGAACAGTACTATAGTATGAACATAGGAACTACCCAAAAGATATATGCTCTATCGCAAACACTAGGCGTTAAAAAGTTTATCTACTTTAGCTCTAGTTCTGTGTATGGCAACAATGGTTGGATACCTAACAAAGAATCAGACCCTTTGAATCCTACAAGTCCTTATGCTATTAGTAAGATGGCTGCGGAGGCTGCATTAACAGCACAACACAGTCGCTTACCAAAGACAGAACTTATTATAGTAAGGCCGTTTACAATGTATGGTCCGTTCATGGAGATGGGAAAGTATTCATTAGTAATATCAAAGTTCATTGAAGCAGTACAGGCAGGCAATCCACTATTACTTGATGCTACAGGATCTCAAACAAGAGACTTTATACATGTTAGTGATGCTATCTCTGCACTTAGCCTAATTATACAGCATGGCAAGAGCGGAGACATATATAATATAGGATCAGGCGAGTCAGTGTCTATTAGAGAGTTGGCAGACATTGTCAGTAGCAAACAAGTTCATACTCCTCCACGCATTGGACACATTGAACATACGTTAGCTGATACAAGTAAACTCAAAGAGTTAGGTTGGAAGCCAGAGATTGATGTAAAAACATGGTTGACAAATTTAGTTGCAGACCTTAGTATAACAAGTAATATTAAACAAGAGGAAAAATAAATGGCATTAGTACCAATGGTAGTTGAATCAACAAGCAAGGGCGAACGAGCTTATGATATCTACAGTAGATTATTAAAGGACAGGGTAATAATGCTCAACGGTCCTGTTGAAGATGTAAGTGCAAACCTTATTGTTGCACAGTTGTTATTCTTAGAGTCAGAAGATTCAGATAAAGCGATCTCGTTGTTTATTAATAGTCCAGGTGGTGTTGTAACTGCTGGCATGAGTATATATGATACAATGCAGTTTGTTAAGCCAGACATTGCAACATATGTTACTGGCCAAGCATGTAGTATGGGTAGCCTACTTGCACAAGCAGGTGCAAAAGGTAAACGTTATATGTTACCAAACGCAAGGCACATGATCCATCAGCCAAGCGGCGGTGCTAGAGGACAAGCAACAGACATGCAAATACAAGTAGAAGAAATTTTAAAGATTAAGAAAGAGCTTACAGGTATCTACGAAAAACATAATAGTGCGGGCAAAACATTTGATGAGCTAAGTGCTGATATGGAACGTGATAACTTTATGACTGCACAAGAAGCAGTAGACTATGGCTTAGTTGATCAAATTATAGATAAACGTCCATGAAGATAGTACCACAGGGTAATAAGCAAACAGACTGGGGCATGGAGCTCAATTGGGCATCTAATGAATCATATGCAGGCAAACTATTAGTATTTGAAAAGCCTAATAAGAAAACTGCAATGATGTTACATAAAACTAGACGTAAGAGTTGGTTTGTTAATTCAGGTAAGTTTAAGATTACATTTGTTGATATCAAGACAGGTCAAAGCAGAGAACAAGTTATTAAAGAAGGCAACACTATTGATATTGCTGAAATGACTCCACATCAATTAGAATCGTTAGATCATCATTCAATTATATTTGAATCAGGTACTCCAGATTATGAAGATGATCAGTTTAGACTTAATCCTGGTGACGAGCAAACACAGCCTTCAGAGCAATAACTAAATCCTCAATCATTTTATCATCATGATACGGAGTAGGTGCAAACCGCAAACGTTCTGTACCTTCTTCTACTGTTGGATAGTTAATTGGCTGTACATAGATATCGTGTTCATCGATAAGCATATCACTCATTGACTTACACTTCTTAGCATCTCCTACAAGTACAGGAACAATGTGTGTAGTTGAACACTCCATTACTTGTATTCCGTTTGCTACTAATCTTTCTTTTAGTTTCTTCGCTTGTGTTTGGTGACTAACTCTAACTTCGTTATGATCTTTTAGGTATTTAATTGCAGCCATTGCGCCTGCACATGCAACCGGACTCATACTAGTCGTGAAGATAAAACCAGAAGCTACTGAACGGATAGCATCAATAACGTCTGCATCAGCAGCAATGTAGCCACCTTGAACTCCAAAGGCCTTTCCGAGTGTGCCATTGATTATATCAATACGGTTTTGTAGTCCTAGTTTCTCCGTCCAGCCGCCTCCGTGTTCGCCATAAAGGCCAACAGCGTGTACTTCGTCAATGTATGTAATTGCATTATACTTGTCTGCAATGTTACATATTTCTTCCATCGGCGAAATATCTCCGTCCATAGAATAAACACTTTCAAATACTATACAAGGAGTTTGATTAGCAAGTACAGCGTTAGCACATAGTTCTTCTAGTTGACCCATGTCGTTGTGATGCCACACTTGCTTTTCTGCTTTACTGTGTCTAATACCTTGTATCAATGAAGCATGATTCTTACTGTCGCTTAAGAATACAATGTTAGGGAATATTCTTTTTAATGAAATAAGTGTCCATTCGTTTGCAACGTATGCAGATGTAAACAGCAAGGACTTTGCTTTGTTGTGTAACGTACTAATCTCATGTTCCAACGCAACGTGGTAATGGCTTGTGCCACCTATGTTACGTGTACCTCCCGAGCCTGATCCTGTTTGGTCTAGGGCAGTATGCATAGCGTCTATGACAACCTTGTGCTGTCCCATGCCTAAGTAATCGTTACTACACCAATTAGTAATGTTTTTAATATTATAAGGTCCGTACCAGATAGCTCTAGGGAACTCGCCTCTTTCCCTAAGTATGTCGTTGAAAACCCTATAGTTGCCGCTATCTTTTAGGTTTTTTAGTAGTTTGTTTATTGGTTCTTTGTTTATCATGATAGAATAGTGTTCCCATTGAGTGATGGCATTGATACCAACCGTCTTTTCTTAGCTCGTCCATTAGGCTATTATATTCATTAGCCCATGTTTTAAAGAATTTAATTATGTTGTACATACATGTATTTAACATAAATAACAATATAGGAGAGCAAACAATGGCAGCGAATGGTATATCAACTTTAGCACTTAAAAAGACTAGACAAGACACTAAATTAGCCAAAGCAGAAGCAAAACGTCAAGGCAAATCAGTTGCAGCTGACGGAACCATCTCTGGCAGTGTTGATACTGGCGCTGTATCATATAGAGCTCTTAACACATTGAATCTTGGCAGATTGCCTACAAGATATAATGCTTCAGATAACAATGGTGCACTTACTGACTCTGCTGGTGTTCCAGTTGCTAGTCGTCCTTGGTCATAAACTTACCCTTTTTTAATAAATACGTATATAACTAATTAGGAGCGATAACGTTATGTATGAGTATAGAGCCACGATCGTTAAGATTGTAGATGGCGACACTGTTGATGTAGATATTGATCTAGGCTTTGGTGTTGTTTTAAAAGATGAAAGGGTACGTGTTATGGGAATTGATACACCAGAAAGTCGTACAAGAGATAAGGTAGAAAAGAAGTTTGGACTTGCTGCAAAGGCAAGACTAAAAGAGCTTCTAGGTAAGACAACTGTTTTGAAAACTCAGATTAATAGAAACGGTGAGGACATGAAAGGCAAGTTCGGTCGTATCTTGGGTGACTTTTCTACAGAAGACGGACGCATGATAACCGATATCATGGTAGAAGAAGGACATGCTGTAGCATACTTTGGTGGTAGCAAAGAAGAGATACAACTGAAGCATATGGCTAACAGAGAGAAATTACTCCGTGAAGGGGTAGTTGTTTTATAAGGAGAAAGTACATGTTTAGATTAATTGCACTGTTATCACTAGTAATAGGTTTATGGGTAGTTCCTGCAACTGCAACTGGCGGAGTAATAGGAGCTCTTAATACTAACACTACCGAAGAGCCAGCACCAACACCACCAGGCCTACCGATGCCACCACAAGGACAATATCAAACTTTACCTATAATGATTGACTGCGGCCGCTATGAAGATGTAGTAAGCATCATCATTAAAGCAGGCGAGCAACCTTTCGCAGCAGGTAAGATATTATTTAAAATTCCAGATGGTAGAGCAATAGAAGCAATATTAGAAATGTGGGCTAATCCGGAAACAAGAACTTTTACAAGCGTTCTTAAAGTAACTGATGAATATGCCTGTTTAGTATTTCCAGGAAAAGAATTTATGGGTGCGCCACAACAGGGATTAACATTATAAATAAAAACATAGGAGCGAAATATGTTATCAGGAAAGTTAAAGAAAGGAATAGCAGAACTTACATTCAATCAAAGAAGTTTATTATTTGCTGAGCTATCAGCAATTGCATACTTAGATCCAAAAGATGCAACAGCACAAGCAAAAGAGCTAGGCTTTACAACAGTAGAGTTTTATGATATCGACGGTGCTCAGGCTTATCGCTTTATGAATAAACACGATATGGTTATTGCATGTCGTGGAACACAGCCAACAGAATACAACGATATTAAAGCAGACTTAAACGCTCTTCCTATTATTTCTGAAACAGTTTCTAGAGTACACAGAGGATTTAAAACAGAAGTAGACGAACTTTGGCCACATGTGAAAGAGGACATGGACCGTAAAGTTAATCTAAAGAAACAGCATTGGTTCTGTGGACATTCATTAGGTGCTGCAATGGCAACTATAATGGCTTCAAGATGTAAGCATAGTCCAGAACTAAGCGATCCTGTTGAACTTTACACATATGGTTCACCTAGAGTTGGATGGTCAGCATACTGCAACAGTTTAAATATTGACCATCATAGATTTGTAAACAACAACGACATAGTTACAACAGTACCACTATCAATAATGGGTTTCAAACATCATGGTACTTGTCATTACTTTAATTCATGGGGTAACCTACGTAAACTTTCGTTCTGGCAAAGAACAAAAGATAAGTTCCGTGGAATGTGGAGAGGACTAAAAGCATTTAAAATAGATAACTTCTCGGATCATTCTATGGCAGAGTACATTGCACATTGTGATAAATTAGTAAAAGGAATGGAAACACCGCAAGTTTAACAAAAGGAGTTGGATGTCGTTCTTAGTCCATAACTTACCGCCGCAAGAAGTATTTGTTAAAAAGGAATACTTATATGATCTACAAAAAGGTCATGGGGAACTCACGCCTGGGGTATGGATTTCAATTAGAAGTATAATGGGCAAAGCACTATATTTTGAAACACTCCTAACTGAGTACGGTGCATTGTACGATAAACTTCCTATATCAGCATTTGTTTGGAAAGAAGATTACGATAAAGATAATCAACTTGATCTTGATACATTACAAATATGGGATTGCTTTGATTATGATATCACACTAATTAAAAAGCCTATGCTATCTAACTGCGAGTTCTTTGGCAAAGATAAGAAAATGCACAAAGGCGATTACATGTTTACACTTGATACATGTCATGCACAACACTCAACACTTGATATTAATTTTAGCGAACACGATCCTGAACATAAAACATTTAACGTTATTAAGTTAGACAACGGACAGTTTGCAGCACAACCAAACAACAGAGTAATATTTACAGATCAAAGTCTAGTTCACCCGGAGCGTAAAATGCCAGACTTTAAAGTGTGTACACAAAACTACACAGTTGAGAACACACCTAAGTGGTCAGTAGGACATACTGACGAATGGCAATACAAAACGAAAGACGAAGAAAGTGGAAGATGACGAGAAAGAAGCCTATAGACTTTTTTGGTTAGTCAAAGGGCATTTAAATACCTCACACGAAACTATAATATCATCATACGATGGTTACTTTAAAAGACTATGGGGTAACTGTGAACGTGCTGAATACGGTATGGAAGGCTTCGAAGAAGCATATAAAAAGAAAAGGGGTTGACTTCTTTTTAAATTGGTGCTATAATATAGGTACAATAGAAAAGGAGTTATATGAAATTGCGAGATAATAAAGTAATCTTAGTAGATGCAGACGGTGTCTTACTCGATTGGGAATGGGCATTTAATGTATGGATGGGCGAACAAGGTTTCGAAAGAATTGAAGGGTCGCAGTTCATTTATGATATAGGTGAGCGATACGGTATTCCAACAACACAATCAAAAAAACTTGTTAACATATTTAATAACAGTGCATGGATTGGATTTCTTCCAGGACTGAGAGATGCACAGTTTTATGTTAAGAAACTACACGAAGAATATGGATTTACATTCCATTTAATTACTTCACTATCCTTAGATAAAAATGCACAGAAACTAAGAACAATGAATATAGATAAGTTGTTTGGAACAACAGCCTTTACAAAATATGTATACTTAGGAACTGGTGCAGACAAAGACGATGCACTTAAAAAGTATAAAGGCACAGGACTATATTGGGTTGAAGATAAACCTAAGAACTGTGAAGCAGGACTTGAACAAGGACTTAAACCTTTACTGATCGAACACGGCCATAACATGGATTACAGACATGACGGTATTACTACAGTTAAGAACTGGAGACATATACACGATTTAGTAACTCATCCATAAGTACGTAGTAATATAACTATATTCTTATAAGGCCCCACAAAAACATCTTTATCTATAAATAATATTAAGCACTTGACATTTAGTGTGTCAAGTGTTACTATGTTAATACATTGTGTGATTAATAACCGCCGATAAGGCAGGAGGCATACAATGAATAAACTTCTCGTAAACATAAGGTACTTCATTGCGCCATTGTTGATACTTGTTACACTCGTCGGAGTGTTAGCAGGTGGAGCGTGGGCATGGACAGGTGTAGGCTTATTGGGAGTAGGCATTATACTTGACACTCTTATCAATGTTCAAACTCGTGGAGCAGTTGATGAGAACGGAGAGACCTTGGGAATCCCCTGGTTACAGAATACAGTAATGTATTTGATGTTACCGGTCTTTGTTGCACTTCAGTTGGCACTAGCATATCAGATCTATAATGGTATGGCAGGTGCAGAACTTTTAGGTGCTACACTATCAACAGGTATATTTGCAGGCATAGGCATAATCTATGGGCATGAACTATCTCACACCAAAGGCATTGCATTCGTAATAAGCCGTTGGATGATGGGACTATCAGGTTCAGCACATTTCTGTTATGCTCATGTGTACAATCATCACTTGGAATTAGCAAGTGAAGACGATCCTGCAACAGCACCTAGAGGACGTGATATCTATTCACACTATATCAAATCACACTTAGGACAATCTAAGTTCTTGTTTGAAATGGAGAGAGGTAGATTGAAACGTTTAGGTAAACCTTTCTTGTCCGTAGGTAATAGATGGATAAGAGGTTACATGATGAGTGTACCTACACTTGCATTGTTCTTCTTTGCAGGTGGTTGGTTAGGTGTCGCATGTATCGGACTTGTTTGGTTAATATCAAACTTCGAACTTGAAGCACTTAACTATCTAGAACACTATGGTTTAATTCGTGTTAAAAGCGAACCAATAGACTATAGACATTCCTGGGATAACTCAACATTATTCACAAGCTGGTTCTTCATAGAGATTGGTCGCCAGGCTGATCATCATGACAGAGGTGAGACACACTTCTGGGAACTAGATGAAGTAGGTGCGCCTAACACAGGTGTAGGTTACTTTACACTCTTTGCGTTAGCACTGATACCTCCTGTGTTTAATAGCTTTATGAAAAAGCATTTAGACAATTGGGATAAAAACTTTGCAACCGAAGCAGAAAGAGAAATAGCAAAAACATTTGCGTAATCTTTGGGGGTGTCGGCAACGGCACCCTTTTTTCTTGACAAGACTTTCTTTTAGTGTTACATTATAAATAATGATGGAACAATTAAGTTTCTGGCAGGCAACGTTGAGCCTGCTCTTATTATGTGAGCGCCGTGGTAAAAGCGGCAAGCAGAGGAGATAATAAATGGACGCACTCACCCTATGGATGGGGATAGGATTCTTATTTGCAGCCTATTCAGTAATAGCAAATGATTCAGTACAGACTTTAGGTACATGGATTGCATCAAATAACGATAAATTTAACTGGAAAACTATGTGGGGAGCGGCAAGTGTAGTCTTGCTATATACCCTATGGTATGGTTGGTACATGAACGGTGGAGACATCAGCTATGGACGACTTAATAAAATACCATTCCAAGAGATACAATGGTATCATGCGGCAGCACCAGGATTACTATTAATACTTACACGGATAGGAGTACCAGTTAGTACTTCTTTTTTAGTATTAAGTGCCTTTGCAAGTACGTTTGTACTAGAAAAGATGCTTATGAAAAGCATGATGGGTTATGCTGTGGCGGCTGTGGCAGCATATGTTATTTGGATAGGAGTTACTAAACTCTTAGACGAAGCAAAGCCTTTCAAAGAAGAACACAAGAATCGTTGGCGCATAGCACAATGGTTCACAACAGGCTTCTTATGGTTCACTTGGCTGAGTCATGACATGGCGAACATTGCAGTGTTCCTACCTAGAGAGATACCCTGGGACCTTATGGTATTAGTAAGTCTTGTATTTGTATTTGGCTTAGGATATATGTTCCGTGAAGGCGGAGGTAAGATACAAAATATTGTAATTGAAAAGCACAACACAAGATATGTTCGTAGTGCTACAATTATTGATGGTGTGTATTGGTTGTGCTTATGGTTCTTCAAAGAGCTCAATGATATTCCAATGTCAACAACATGGGTGTTTGTAGGACTACTATGTGGTAGAGAACTTGCTATGGCAACTATGACAGGCAAGGAAAAGTTCAAGACAGTGTTTCCGTTGGTCACTAAAGACTTCTTCAAGATGATGATAGGCCTAGGTGCATCAGTTGGAGTAGTATTGATGATACACTATGTAATTGTACCAAATGGATATTAATGGAAAACAATAATCAAATAAAAGAGTTTTACCCATACACTTGGGTAAAACCTAAATACCAACAATCAGCACAAGACTGCTTCAATGAGATAGATTCGTATCTTAGTTTTCATCCTCCTAAACGTATATTAGATATCGGTTGCGGCTATGCATATGTTAGTGAGCAGTTTCAGAAGAAGTACGGAACCGAACTATGGCTGCTTGAAGGAGACTTTCAAACTACTATTGACAGACCGCGAAAAGCAACATGGGGTGAAGTAGAAGACTTTAAGTTTTATCTTCCAGTTGCAGACTTAAAAGAATATTGGAATTCGAGAGGAATCAAATATAACTTTGTTGATGCTAACAATATAAACATACCCGAAGGTATGACATTTGATCTAGTTAGTAGTTGGCTAAGTTGTGGCTTTCACTACCCTGCTAAGACTTATAAAAGTTTAGTAGAAAAACATACAACCAGTGATAGTAAAGTTATCTTTGATTTTAGAACAAAGACACTACTTAATCAACAAAGCCAAGACATAAAAGTTATACACAATTTCAACCCAAGTGGAGGAAAAAGATCACGAGTTCACTTTAATTTTTCTTGACTTAAAGAACTTTTTGTAATATTATATAAGTACAACATAACACCAAGAAAGGACTACATTTGAAAATGAAAATTATCTCAGGAAACGCTAACAAACCATTAGCACAAGAGATTGCAGAACAATGTTTTGCTACCCTCGTCCCCGCAAATATTTCAACTTTCGCAGATGGAGAATCAAACGTAGAGTTTTTAGAAAACGTTAGAGGCGAAGATGTTTTTATTATTCAAAGTACAAGCACACCAGTAAACGATAGTCTTATGGAACTGATGGTTATGATTGATGCAGCACGTAGATCAAGTGCTAGTCGTATTACAGCAGTTATTCCATACTATGGTTATGCTAGGCAAGATCGTAAGAGCGCAAGTCGTACTCCTATTACTGCTAAGTTAGTTGCTAACTTAATTACAACAGCTGGTGCAGACAGAATACTTACAATGGATTTACATGCAGGACAGATACAAGGTTTCTTTGACATCCCAGTGGATGATTTAACAAGCCGTGTAGTATTTGCTAAAGACATTAAACGCACAATAGGTATCATTGACGACCCTGAAGTTAATCAACAAGGAACAGTATTTGTATCGCCAGACGCAGGTGGTGCAGTTAGAGCTCGTAAGTTTGCAGACATGTTTACAGGCGACATTGCTATTGTAGATAAAATGCGACCTGAAGCAGGTAAGTCAGAAGTAATGAATATCATTGGTGATGTTAAAGGCAAACATGCTATCCTAGTAGATGATATCGTTGACTCAGGTGGAACATTATGTAAGGCAGCACAAGCAATTATGAAAGCTGGTGCATTGAGTGTTAGAGCATATATTACTCATGGTGTACTATCAGAAGATGCATGTCAAAAAGTTGAGAAGAGTGTACTCGATGAACTAGTTGTTACTAATACTATTATAAATCGTTGCCCTAAGGGTTGTAAGAAAACACGTCAAGTAAGTGTTGCTCCATTACTTGGAGAAGCAATGCGTAGAATAACTAATGAAGAATCAGTTAGCAGTCTTTTTGTTTAAGTAATTCCCTAGCACCGTAAGTAATCATATAAGAAGCACCAGCACGTTTAAAAACATCATGTGTTTCTTTTAACATCTCAGGAACTAACCAACCATTACGTTGTAGACCAATGTACTCGCCGCTTGTTTGAAAAACACCTACAGGAACAGAATATCCTGTTGCTTCCTTAATAGGCCTAATAAGATCAATACTGGTCATACCTGGCTTTACCATTAACATATCAGCACCGTCTCTGTGATATTTTTGACTACGACAAATTGCAAGTTCTCTGTCATTTACATCTAATTGATAACTTCTGTGTATTCCTTTTTCAACACCAATAGTTTGTCTAAACCCATCATAGAAAGTTGATCTAAACTTTGTTGAATAGCTCATTACTTTTGCTTTTAGATTTTCTTTAAGTACTAACACAGTTTGGTCTTGACAGTCACTAGGTGCTAATACATCTGCTCCTGCTTTGTGTACAACAGTTGCTTGTTGAAGTAGTTGATCGTACGTTTTATTCATGTCCTCAGGATAGCAACAATGCCCATCTAGCGTAGTAGAACACAAACATATATCAACATGCAAGTTTACTTTATCTCCGTGTACTGCTTTAATTTCGCTAACAACACGCTTGTTTAATTCCCAATCAGGAGAGTCTGTTCTGTCTGGCATAACAAATATTAAGATGTCTTTGACACCTAGTATGATATCCCTACCAATAGTATCTATTGCACCTTTAACTGACCAAGGGTGGTTATCATTACCAAGTACAGATTGCTTAGTTGCCTTTATCCAATCATCACCGTTAGTCTGATTGTTAATAAAGTAAGGTTGTATCAGCCTCATTCAAATCTTTCCCTAACCATGTCTACAAATAGTTTTACGTTGTCCTCTGGTGTCTCTTTATGTATGCCATGTCCTAGTCCGCATATCCAACCAGTTCTATCAATACGCTCCATGCTGTCAAGCCATTCCGATATTTCTTTCTTTAGGTATAGCCCAGGTGTCATCATTAACTTCTCATCGAAGTTGCCTTGTATAAATCCATCTTGGTATTTCTTAAACGTTCTGTGTATATCAACTGCACTATCAATACCTAATCCTGCCCAACCCATTCTATACAGTGTAGGTAAACACTTATGATTTAGATGTTGTGTATAGTATCCTGTATCAGAATCTATTAGTGGTTGTAATAGATTAACGTAATGTGTTTTAAAGAAAGACTCACTCATGTTAGCCACACCACTATCAAGTATCATAACTTTCTCTGCACCTGCTTCTAGTTGTAAATGTATGTTACGTGATAGCACAGGAACAATTACTTCTTCCATGTACGCTGCTTTCCATTTTAAATCCATGTTAGGTTTTTTACCTGTAGCATAATTTAACAATGTCCATGGGCCGCCTACAAATCCTATTAGGCTTTTTGATTTATGTAGTTTCTCTCTAGTTGCAGAAACAGCAGCTTTCTGAAAGTGCATGTGTTCTACTGCACGTGAAACGTTCTTATGATCTTTATAGTTGTCTTCGTTGATGTACCATTCAAACTGTGGACCTGGTGCAAACTTTAAAGGCACACCTAGTCCTTCAATAGGAAATAGTATGTCGCTAAACAGTATTGCAATATCAAAATCAAATTGATCAATTGGTAGCATTGCTACATCAGCAGCCACCCTAGGTAACTTACACATTTGTTCAAAGGTAAACTTCTCTTTCATCTCCATATAAGGTTGCTGATATCTTCCAGCTTGTCTCATCATCCATATCGGAGGGCAAGACTGTTCTACCCTATTGCAGGCATTTTCAAATTTTTCATTCATATAAGTTTCGTTCCTAGTTGTTCGCCAAGTTCTAGATAGTTTTCTTTCTTACCTATTACTTCACTGTACTTATCTGTTTCGAAGTTGTGAGCTCTAATCATTAAACAGTCACCAACAACACTAGATATACAACCAACCGCAGTATGACAGTCTCCGTCTATAACTTCAAGCATCTTACGTTCAGCCATTGCTCCTTTATACGTGTCTGCATCAGACGAACTGTTTAACAAATAACTTGCGGAACTTTTCTTTCTTGTTTGTAATGCTATAACACCTTGACCAACTGCTGGTAACATTTCGTCAAAGTTAAATATCTTTGTTATCTTATGTTCTAATCCTAATGCTTCTAGTCCTGCAACAGCAAGTACAATAGCATCATACTGTCCGCTTTCTACTTTAGAAATACGTGTGTCAATATTTCCTCTAATAGAAACTATCTCTGCATCTGGATATAATCTTTTTAGTTGTGCAATTCTGCGAGGACTACCTGTTCCTATCTTTGCACCTAATTTTGTAGGATCACCTATTACACAATCTCTAGGATCGCTACGATCTAGTACTGCTGATATCTCAAGAACATCATCTGAGTCTCTTGGTAAATCTTTTAAACTATGAACAGCAATATCAATTTCGTTATCTAATAACTTCTGCTCAATGGCCTTACAAAATACTCCCTTGCCGCCCATTTCTAATATAGGCGTGTCTGGATTAATTTCTGCTTCTGTTTTTATCGTAACAATCTCTGGGTCACTTATTAGAGCCGCTGCTCTACTTGCATACTGCAATGCTAGTTTACTTCCTCTAACGCCTATCTTCATTTCTAACCTTCCTTATGACCCAAGCAATGAATGCTAAGATAGCAGCAGTTAATGCACCTATCCCAATGTTCACGGCCAACTCACATCTGGCGGTAAGCTCATTAAGATTGCTTCCATGTTACCACCTGTTTTAAAACCAAACTTAGTTCCACGATCATATAATAAGTTGAACTCTACATATCGTCCACGTTTGATCTTTTGTATATCTTTATGCTCGTCTGTGTAGTTGTTGTTCATATAGTTAATTGCAGTTGTTCTCATTACATCTGCAAACTTAATGCCCATACGTTCTACAAATTTAAAGTCCATGTCCTCTGGTGAATAGTATTCAAAGAACAAACCTCCGATACCTCTTGTTTCTTTTCTGTGTGGCAAGTAAAAGTATTCATCACATGCTTTACTAAACTTATCGTACCAAGTTGTATCATATAAATCACAAATCTTTTTAAGCTCTTGGTGATACTTTACTTTAAACTTCTCGTCATCTAAGCAAGGAGTTAGATCCATACCACCACCAAACCATTCTTTGTCGTGTGTCTTAAGGTATCTTGTGTTGAAGTGCATTGCTGGTACCCAAGGATTAGTAGGGTGCAATACTACACTTATACCTGTGGCATAGTACTCTCTATTCTCATCAGTTGTGCCTGGAATCTCTTTTGCAAATTTTGGATCAAACTCTCCAGTAACACACGAGTAATTTACTGTACCTTTTTCAAATACGTTTCCACGTATAACTTTGTGTGTTTGAGTCCATCCCTCTCTGCTTGAATGTCCACCTTGGTCCATTTTAATAGGATCTTTGGGTGTAAATCTAGCTTCTACTTCATTGATGTTATCTTCTATAATTTGCGCAAGTTGTGCAAACCATTCAGTATACAATGTGTTCATGGCAGTATTTAAGTTGCACTCAAAAAGAAAGGCAGCAACCTGGCTACCTTTCTCCCCTTCAAATGTAATGTTCCTTAATCTTTTGGCTATGCCGTTTTTTGTATCTTCATCCTGATATTAGGAAACTATATTTGTGTATTTTTTTACTTTGAGGTCCCTGTTACGAACTTGTAAAACTCCTCGGCTGTTTCTAAAACTTCTTTAGAACCTGGAATTTCTGGCATATCGACTTTGTTAAGTACTTGTCCAGTTTTTTCGTCACGCTTTGCAGATACTTCCCAACCCATCCACTTGTTTGAATATTCAAACTCTGTAAATGCTTTGGCCATGTCTAGCACTTCTGTGCGAATTTCGTAACCGTTTTTATTGAATTGCACTTTAGGCAGTGCGTCCTTGATTTTGTCTAATGACATTTTACTTCTCCTTGTGTGTGTTGTGTGTTATGCTACATTAATAATGTAACACTATTATTTACCTTTGTCAACGCACTTAATGATTTTTCTTTTCCAAACACCTGCGTTGTAGGTGCCGCAAACCATTTATGCTATGTTTGCTCTCAGAAGCACACACCTAAATATTACACTGACTTCAACGCTTGAGTGTTGTCAGGAAACAAGAAGGAGATAACCAATATGGAAATCTTAAATAAAGTAAAGGGTTGGGCGAGTGCAATTACCGAAGTAGGTGTTTCACTTATTTCATTAGCAATCGTTCTTGAAATCCTATTCAACGGACAGAACATTCCGTTCTGGCCAAACATCAGCGTAGTAGACAACATTACTGGAATGATAACAGCGTTATCAGCACAGGGCTTAGTTGGGTTAGTAGCTGTATGGGTGTTATATCATATCTATAATCGCAAATAAAAATATTTCATAACACAAAGAAGTTATGGCAGAGCCGTCTTGGCGGACAGCTCTGTCATTTTTTATTTTACTTTCAAATTCGATGGATTATATTGTTCACCATTATAACCTGGATATGTTTTATCTTCAACTCCAAAGTTACAACTAGCAACAATTAATAAAAATGCAATAGCGGTATAAGTTGTACGTTTCGACCACAGTATGAAATTAGCAAACGCTTTCTCAGCCTGTGCTTGAGCCGTCGCCCTTACATCACTTTCCATTAATCCATTCAGCTTCGTCTTCGGTGTATGGCCACATTATGCATGTCCTTTCCAAAATGCTACAGACTTTGACTTTCCTCTAAAGTAATGATCACCAGGCTCGTAGTTAGACTTGGCTTTCTTTACTCTTTCTAGTCTTTCAATTGCTCTACGCTTAACATTTCTTAAACGCTCTTGCTCGACTAATAAGTCTTTCGCTAACGTTGGGTAACCTTGTAAACGCATTAGATTTGCAGCTCTACCGTAACCAGCAATCTCTAAGTTGTTATACAGTTTTGTTATCAAAAGCATTATCTCTCTCCGTCATCAGTTTCTTAGCCTCATTTAAATAACCCATACGGGCAAGTTCATTAGCAGCTCTAGCACGACCTGCTGTTTCGCCAAAGGCAATTGTACCAACCCAAAATGCAAACAAAGCATTTCTGATAATGGTACAAAGTTTACATGTAAAGTTCCATGTGGTTTGTGTTATCGCAGTCATTATACCCATCCTCTTAAATTCTTATTTGTAGTTGCAGTCATTCTCTTATCTTGGAAGTTACCTCTAGCAATACTTTCAATATCGCTACGGCCAATTCCTAAATCTTTTAGTTCATGATCTGTAAGGTTGCGTAATTCTCTACGAGTTGTTGCAATCATAGCCTTGCGTGCTCTGTTGCGTCTCCATTGTTTAACTAAGTCTACAAGTCCTTCTAAAGCATCTTGCAGCAAGTGTGATACTGTCATAATTGCTTGTGTCATTAGTTCTTCACTCCCATTTTAGGACCGCGTCCTTCGTGGGTCATCATATAGTGATAAGCATAATACCAATCACTTCCGTACTCAGTTTTGGCGTAAGTGAGCATCTCTTTTTCGAAAGTCCTAGTCGGACTTGGGTTTCCAAGTAAACTCACAAGGCCATTGAATAGCATGGTTGCCATTTTTTTCTCCTTGATTAAGTTTTGTGGATGCTTGAGGAAAGCAATACCCCGGAACTTCCCCGGCGGTGCGTGAACCTTTGGTCCCCGTCAATCACTTGTAAGGCATGGACAATGCCCCAGTCTTTCCTGGTGTCTGTATGTATATTTCGACAACTTCGAAGGTTCCGACTGTCACCTTGCGCTTTGTCACCTGTATTTATATAATAGTACAGTATTACTGCCCTAATCAGAGCGGTTTTTCATGCAAGGCTGTCATGCAATTTTTGCAACAATAAGTTGATAAATTAAAGTTCTTGACAGCCGTAAATCATTGTTGTATAATTTGTTACGTAAAAGGGTAAATACACTTAGTAATATTTAGGAAAACACGATGAAAATTAAAACAAGGTCGATTTTACAAGAACTTAACGAAATTGCAGATCGTAGAGATACAGAATCTCTAATACAGAGTCGTGCAACCAATATTATCAACTCAGCAATTAATTTAATTGAATCTATGCATAAACATTACGATCAAACAACAGCCATTGAGCTGGAGCGTAGATTTATAAATTCTATAAAAGGCTCAGATTCCTCTAAATTTGATAGAGGTATTAAACGAGTCGTTGAATCAAAGAAACGAGAACGCTAACATGACCCTACTTTTAGAAGGCGGTAACATATTTAAGGATGCGGAAGGTAAGCCAGCAACCATTAGGATTGCAAAGAGCGATGTATTACCTACTGTCCAATGGTTGGAAGGAATTACTAACTTAGAACTCACAGACAATATGTTAGGAACAACTGGTAAGAAAGATACCAGTGGTGACTTAGATCTCGCAGTCGATGTTTCGAGTACAACAAAAGCAGATTTAGAAGCTACGCTTCTTGCTTGGGTACAAGATAAAATCGGTGGCGAGGTTAACGGTAAAGAGTGGATACGTAAGTCAGGCATCAACGTACACTTTAAAACTCCGATCAAAGGGGATGATTCAAACGGCTTTGTGCAAACAGACTTTATGTTTGGTGATCCAGATTGGATGAAGTTCAGCCTGCAGGGAAGTGGACCAAACTCACCTTATAAAGGTATGCATCGACACATCTTACTTTCCAGCATAGCAAAAACGAAGGGCATGAAATGGTCAGCAAATGAAGGACTGAAAGATAGAGAAACTAACGAATTGGTATCGCAAGACCCCAACCAAATCGCTAAGACTTTATTAGGCCAAACAGCAACACCATCAACACTTGAATCAGTAGAGTCAATTGTTAACTTTATTAAGAAGTTACCAAACTACGAAGAACTTGTTGCCGACGCTGTTGAGTCTTTTGCAAGAGACGGTTTAGAATTACCGGACAATAAAAAAGTCGAAACTTACCAAGCGGATCACAATGCTTGGATGCGTAAACTTATAGACATTGTAAAATGAAGATAAGTGAGGTCGTAGACATACGCTATTCGATAGCTGACAAACTTTCTAAGATGCATAAAGTAGGACCCGTGTATGGCAAAAAAGACTTGAATGTGCCACACGCAACATACGTAGATAAAACTAAGAAGAAGAAAAAAGCATGAGAGCATTTGAATTTTTAACAGAAGCTGTATTAGTAGAAGCAGTAGGCAGAGAGTTTAACCACTTAGAAGACCTCGTATTTACTAATCCATCAGATGGTGCTAAACGTGCAGTTGATATCTTAAAGAGCATGGAGCAAGATGCTAGTGATGTTGCAGTTAAATGGGATGGTAATCCAACAGTGTACTGGGGACGTGAAGATGACGGACAGTTTAGATTAGTTGGAAAAAATAATTGGGGTAAAGAAGAAGGTAAGTCTAACTCAGCTGATGACTTAGAAAAGTTTATCAACAGCAGAGGCAAGGGCGAAGAATGGAGACCTAAGTTTGCAAAAGATATGGCAAGCCTATGGCCGATATTTGAAGCAGCGACTCCACCGGACTTCAGAGGTTACATGTATGGTGACTTATTATACCATCCAGGTAAACCTTATCAAGGCAGTGACGGAGCAATTAGTTTTACTCCTAATCAAACTACTTACAATGTTAAGGCACAAAGTGATATTGGACGTAAGGTAGGCAAAAGTAAAGTTGGTGTTGCAGCACATTCAGCATATGAATACTTTGGCGATAAGTCAGGCACACCCATTGAAGATGTAAAACAATTTAATGGCACAGCAGATCTTTTAGTATTAGGACAACAGTACGTAAGCAAAGCGCCGCCAGTAAATGCAGATAACTTAGGCAACATAGAAAAGGTAGCAAACAAAGAACAAGCAAACATTGCTAAGTTCTTTGAGAAGCGTCCTGGACTAAGTGATATCAGCGATATCATGTACACATTTGTAAATCAAATGAGTAGAGCTAAAAAGTTAGATGACTTAAAAGTAGAAAGTTTCCTCAATTGGCTTCAAAATTCAAAGGTTTCCGCCAATAAACAAGCAAAGATTATAAGTATTATAGACAGTAGTAAGCAAACTGCAACAAACATATTTTTCCTTGTTACAGAGCTTATGAAAGCCAAGAATGAAGTAATTGCAGAGCTTGATAAAGCAGAAGGTGATGTAGTTGCTACAACAGGTGGCAAGCCAGGAGGCGAAGGCTTTGTTAAGACTAGAGACAAAGTTAAGTTAGTTCCACGTGATAGATGGACGCCTTTTAGAGCAGATTAAGCGTTTTTAGTCAAAAATCCCCCCAAACCCCGTAAGTTTTTACCCAAAAGATAAATAAGAGTGTAAGAAAAAAGCCGGTCCCTGAGCGGGATCATTTAATAATCGAGGAGATAATATTATGGCAGATCTATCAAACGGAAGCTCAGTATTCCAAACTT